GTGGCATGAAATCGTACCCCGGAGCAGAAATCCTGCTGGAATATCATTTGAAAGCGCGTGGAAGTGGACCACGTGTTAGCGTCCTTGACAAGGCCGTCCGACGTTTCCAGTATGTTCCGGAGAACACCACTTACGATGCAGAGGCGAAAGCTGGTATGGTAGCATTTATGCAACCATTGTTAGACGGGGGTTTCGTCCCCGACGTCTGCAGGAACAATGACCAGTCTTTTGTGAACGAACGCGTCAAGAAGGTCCGGGTTACGGAGCTGCCGATTGGCAAGGCTCTGCTCGGATACATTGATGAGTTCGCCCGGTTTTTGATTCCAGTTCCAGGGAACTCACGACCGGTGGACGAGGAGGAGGTGTACAGACGCCAAGCGAAGCCCTCTCAAAGAGCTTTGCTGAACCAATCTCAGAATGAGCGGGCCGTACCAATGACCGCGCAATTCATGAAGAAGGAAGCTTACACCAATGTCAATCATCCGCGTGGAATCTCTCAGATAAATTCTGAAGATAAGAGGAAGTATTCTGCTTTCATCTACGCGTTTGTTGACGATTACCTCAAGAATGTCCACTGGTATGCGTTCGCCAAGAAGCCTAGCGAAATAGCACATCGAGTCGCACAAATCTGCTGTATTGCTTTGTTTGTCTGTCTGACTGATTTTAGTCGCATGGATGGCAGAGTGTCAAATGTGTGCCGATTTGTCGAACAGTTGCTAATGCTACGAGCGTTTCCGGCCTGGTTGCACCCTACGATAATTGAATTATTGCGGTCGCAACACCATTTGAGGGCACGGACGGCGAATGGAGTGAGACACGAAACGGAATGGGAACGGTTGTCAGGATCAGCTGAAACGTCAGCTTTCAACACCATTATAAATGCAATCATTATGTATGTTGCTTATCGACTGGATGGCTATGGCCCTGAGGAGGCCTGGCAACAGTTGGGACTGTATGGTGGAGATGACGGATTGGCCGCTGACATCAGCCCAGAAAATGCCGAGAAATCTGCTCGTTGGTTTGGTCAGAAGCTTGAATGTATAAGGATCCCCCGTGGAAAGATGGGAGTTCGATTCCTTGCCAGATGTTATGGGCCCGACGTTTGGACTGGTGACGACTCGAGTTGTTGTGATTTACCCCGACAACTCGCTAAGTTTCACCTAACTGTGTGCTTCCCACCCACAATCACACGCATTCAAAAGCTGCAAGAGAAAGCTTACGCATTCTCGCTGACCGATAGCAATTCACCAGTTTTGGGACCTTTCGTTAGGAAGGTTCTGGAGCTGTTCCCCCTTCGCCACTTCGAAAATGCAATCGGAATCTGGGGAGTGGAAATGGACAGGAATGTCCAATACCCCAATTCTAACACGGACGGATGGATGGACGATCTCGCTCGCCTTGACCTCCCGGAATTTGATTTTGATAAGTTCTCGGGATGGCTCCAAGGATGTACAGGTGAGACAATATTCAATCCCCCGCGATTTGCTCCGGAAGTACCCCCAAATAGCAAACCTGGGCGTGTCGTCGTTGATGGCGACGTGTCTGGAGAGAACGACGGAGACAAGGGAGGAGTTGCTAGCGAGACTTCGACCGGTACTTTGGCAAAAGCTAAATACCGACCTCGAAAACAACGCGCTGACAGTCATCGCAAGAACCATGGTTCCGGATCCGTGAGAACACGGACCCAGAATACTACCAGCAGGGCTGGGAAATCCATGAAGAAGGAGTGAGCTGACACTCCTTAGGACCACTGAGACTGTGGTCACGCTTTATACAACAG